AGGTAAAATGGCTGGTGGTATGATGAAGAAGTACAACGAAGGTGGTCTTAAAGATGTTCCAGCCAATAAACAAAAAAGTCTCGGTCAATTACCTACTGGTGTCCGCAACAATATGGGCTTTAAAATGAGTGGTGGTATGATGCAGTACAACGAAGGCACTGGTAAAAAAGGTGTTACTGTACAATCTAGAGGCTGTGGTGCAGTTATTTCAAAAAGAAAAACTAAAGTTACCTAGGAGACGATATGAGTAAATCAAAAATGTCACGAGTAACTTCAGAAGGTGTTTTTAATTTAAAACCAGATACACAGATATCAAAGACTAACACTAAATTTTTTGATAATAATCCTAGACTGTTTGCTATGGCTTCAAAAATGTCACGAGTAAACGCAACCCCTAACATTAGAAATTCTTACTTACTTAAATTAGCAGGTCAAGCAATATTAAACAATCCAGGTTCGTTTAAAGGTACTACTCTTACAGATAATGCTACTGGAAAAACTATACCTATTAAATATAAAAAAGGTGGTAAAGTAAAAAAATATAGTAGAGGTGGTGGTGTAGCAGTACAAGGTACAAAATTTAAAGGTTCTTATTAAGGAGACTAAATGGCAACTTCAGGTACAACAGCATTTGATTTAGATATCGATGACATCATTGAAGAAGCGTATGAGCGTTGTGCGGTTAGAACCAATAGCGGCCGTGACTTAAAGTCTGCTAGACGTAGTCTTAATATTATGTTTTCCGAGTGGAGTAACCGAGGAGTGCATCTCTGGAAAGTAACCTTAAATACACAAGCCTTAACTTCAGGTACGGAAACTTACACAACTCCTACCGATACCAGTGATGTTTTAGAAGCCTATATCAGTAGTTCAAGTGGAACTACTAGTTCAACTAGTGATGTAGCTTTAACTAAAATATCAAGAAGCGATTATGCAGCAAAAAGTAATAAAGGAGCAACAGGTCAACCGTCTGAGTATTACGTAGATCGTCAAACAACACCTACGATCACTTTGTACCAAACACCTGATGCAAGTACTTATACCCATTTAAAATTTTATACAGTTAAACGTATTGAAGATGCGGGAGCTTACACTAACCAGTCAGATGTAGCTTTTAGGTTTATACCTGCAATGGTTGCGGGTCTGGCTTATTATTTAAGCATGAAAGTTAACCCTCAAATGACTCAACAAAATAAAGCAATATATGAAGATGAGTTAAAAAGAGCGTTAGACGAAGATAATCAAAGAACTTCGGTGTATATTGCACCGCAAAGTTATTATTCTTAAAGGAAGTTAAGTATGAGTAAAATTATTACATCAATAGGTAAATATCTTTTAAGAGATAGTAGGGAAGGTGTTAAGAAAGTTAACAAAATTGTTGAAAAAGATGTTCAAAATGAGAGTATCGACAAGGCTCTTGAGAAGGCTTCACCTTTTGCAAAAGGTGTAGGGCAGGCCAAAGATAAAAAAATTATAAATACATCGGATATTAAAAAATTAACTAAAGATAAAAAGACTAGAAAAGTACTTAAAAAATTAATAAAACGAGAAGAACAAGGTCGAAAACCAAGAGGATATATTAGTAATAAAATTAAAAAGGAAGTCGATAAATTAAAAGATAAGCCTGATGGCATGAAAAATGGTAAATTTGTTCAAGTTAAAACTAAATTAGGTCGAAATAGACCTACAAAACTGTATTAGAGGTCATTATGGCTTATGCTCGTGGAAAATATGCTAAAGCAATATCTGATAGATCAGGTATGGAGTTCCCTTATAGGGAAATGGTCAAGGAGTGGAATGGTTCATTGGTGCACAAATCCGAGTTTGAATCAAAACACCCTCAGATTAGGAGAGCGCATCACAAAGCTGATGCCATTGCTTTAGCGAATCCAAGACCAAGACCAAAAGAAGACAACGATGCTTTTTTAATATATATAGATAACGGCTTCAATAACTCAAGTATGCAACCGGCAGCTAGTGATAATATGTTAGGGACGCTGTTGACATCATTTGAAATGACAGCTAGCGCTGGAGAGGTAACCATTACAATATCATGAGTATTACACACGCTAATTTTTTAACACAAGTAAAAAGCTACACTGAAGTAGACTCTAATGTTTTGACCGACACTTTATTAGATCAGTTTATCCGTAATACCGAATTAGACATAGCGGGTAAAGTTGATTATGACGATTTAAGAGCATATAAAACATCCAGTTGTGTGGCTAATCAAAGATTTTTAACAATGCCTGATGGTATTATGTATCTAAGGTCAGTGCAGGTTACCAGCAGTGGTACCCGTATATTTTTAGAAAAAAGAGATACTAGCTTTATATCAGAGTTTAACTCAACCGATGCGACAGGTATTCCTAAGTACTATGCTAATTGGGACGACAGCACGATTGTTGTTGCACCCGTTCCATCCACTGCTTTAAGTGTACAAATTAATTATGTTATAGATCCACCTCATTTTAATAGTTCAACTGCAACTTTCTTGTCAGTTAATCAAGAAGCAATGCTTTTACACGGTGTTTTAGCTGAATGTTTTAGTTATTTAAAAGGGCCGGCTGATATGTACACTTTGTACAAAAGTCAGTACAATGAAGAAATACAACAGTTTGCTTTACAGCAAATGGGGCATAGAAAACGTGGGCAGTACGAGGACGGGGTTCCTAGAATTCCAGTTCCATCAGTTTCACCAAATGTTAAGGGAGCAGGATAATGGCAATAACAACAAACGCTATCTGTAATTCGTTTAAAAAAGAATTATTGGAAGGCACTCATAATTTTAAAGCAAGTGGTGGTAATAGTTTTAAACTATCGCTTTACACTAGTAGTGCAACTCTAGGTAAATCGACTACATCGTTTACTTCTGATAACCAGGTATCGAATACAGGTCAATATGCGTCAGGCGGCAGTGCTTTAACTAATGGTGGCACCTCGCTATCAACAGATACAGCATTGGTAGATTATGCAGACTTGTCGTTTACAGGTGTTACCTTAACCGCAAGAGGAGCATTAATTTATAACGATACTCAGACAGGTGATCCAGCAGTATGTGTATTAAATTTTGGTGGTGATAAAACAGCTACTAACGGCACCTTTACGGTTCAGTTTCCAGCTTTTTCATCTTCTGCAGCAATTATACGAATAGCTTAGGGGTAAAACATGGCCTTAGTAATAAATGACCGTGTAAAAGAAAGTACCACAACGACTGGTACAGGCACCCTTACTTTAGGCGGTGCAGTTCAAGGCTTTGAAACTTTTTTAGCAGGTATTGGTAACAGTAATACTACTTATTATTGTATTCAACTAAACGCAGAATTTGAAGTAGGTCTAGGTACATTAGCAGGTGATAGTTCAACTCTGGCTCGTACTACAGTTATTTCAAGTTCAAACAGCGACAATGCAGTAAACTTCTCATCAGGTACTAAATTTGTATTCTGTACGATGCCCGCAAGTAAAGCTACGGTATTAGATGCCAGTGACAATTTAACATTGCCTGGAACACTAGATGTTGATGGCGGTATCGCTGTTGATAACATCACAATAGATGGTACAGAAATAGATTTAAGTTCAGGTGATTTAACACTTGATGTTGCTGGGGATATTATATTAGATGCTGATGGTGCTCAAATTAGGTTTCAAGATGCTACCACAGAAAGGTTTACATTTAATTTAGACCCCACCCCAGAGATGGATGTTGCTGGTGGTAATTTTACAATCCACCAAACCACAAGTGACGCTGATATTATTTTTACTGGTAATGATGGTGGTAGTGCAATAACAGCTTTAACACTTGATATGAGCGCCGCAGGAGAAGCTCAGTTTAATAGTGAAGTAACAGCTACAGGGTTTACTGGTACACTTGATGGAATTTTAGGTAGCGGAACTCCTGCCGCCGCAACAGTATCTTCTTTAACTTCAGGAGGCAATGTAGTTTCAGATACAGACTCTACGGACGACCTTGGTACAACCAGCGTTCGTTGGGCTAACTTATTTGTCGATGGTATTACTGCAACAGACCAGATTACAGCTACAGGTTTTACTGGAACACTTGATGGAATTTTAGGAAGTGGGACTCCTGCTGCCGCAACAGTATCTTCCTTAACTTCAGGTGGTAATGTAGTTTCAGATACAGATTCTACTGATGACCTAGGCACAACGAGTGTTCGTTGGGCTAACTTATTTGTAGACGGTATTACAGCAACTGATCAAATTACAGCAACAGGATTTACTGGAACACTTGATGGAATTTTAGGAAGTGGTACGGCAGCGGCGGCAACTACTACTGCTCTCGCCTCTACTACTATTACTGCTAGCGGTATTGTAAAAACTGATGATACAACTAATGCGACTTC